TCTAATAGTAATTGGGGGTATTTGATACCGAGCTTTTCATTTCTTGATATTCCGGCAGAAGGTGTTGAAGTGACTATCGACAACGTTAATGATATATATTCCGGTGTGGTATGGCAGAAGTACAGCGACTACACAACAGAGGACGGGGAACCGTCTTCTTTAAGTTGGAAAACCTGCGTTTCATTCCTGCAAGCGTATAATATAATTAGTGCTTCTCGAAAGACTCTTTTAACATTGAAAAACGGAGAGTATTCTTTATTCAAAGGAGGATATTTCATAATAAATATCGCTTATAGAATGTCCGGCTCTTTTCTTCCGAACGATATAATAAAAACGTCCGATGAAGTATACTCTAATACAAAATATGGCGCCGGATTTGATAATACGATGGTTCCTTGCAAATTATATATAGATGATTACTATTATGATGGTGAAGTATGGAGAAATCAAAAGTATTATACGGATCGAGTAAATCGAGGCTATTATAAAAATACGCATAACTTAACTTATAAAGGGGCTACATGGTATAGGTATAAGGATGAATTTGGAGATTGGAGATTTGTAAGTAAGGGCGAGTATGATTCAGTTAGTGGTGAAAAGGCTTCCGGCGGGTTCGAGGATAGAAATAAGGTTTATGCGTATAGGGAAAACGGCGAAGATATTTTTGTCGAAAAATGGTATCACGACGAATGTACGCTTAAAGATGGTTTCTATTTGGTTCATATAAACAAAGAAGGTGATAAAGTTTTCGATGATGAAAAGAGATTAACGAATACTGTTAGTTATAGATTTAATCTGTACGACTCAACGGACGGAGTCGCGATTAAACTTCCAGATGATAAAATACTATGCGGAAAGATACGCTTTGAATTAAGCACTCCGAATCATTTAGGAAAGTATCCTATGTATCGAACGGATGGGGGCTGTCACCCTTGTACTGCATTTCATATATCCGATTTCACATTTAAGTATACTAACAATAAAGTTACATACGATATATTTAATAATGCAGTTGACGACTCCGACGTAGTTTACAGCAACGTGATAAACGACAATAATGTAACAGAAATGGACGACATCGAACTACTAATCAACTCAAACGCAAAAAATATTTCTTCTTATTCAAATTGCGCTACCAAATCAGGGGATAAATTTGATTATTTAAAAACGGTATATAGTCCGTTGCACGATAAAAATGTATTGCCGGAACAAATACTAATAGACAAGTTTTATACACATTATAAAGCTCCTAAATTTAGATACAGCAATAATTTGAATCGTGGCTTTTCGATACTGTCTAGGATTTACGAAAATTCCCTCAAAAGAGAAATGATAGTAGATCAAATGAGTATTGATTACGCAAATGAAAGTTGTAACGTATCATTAATAGAAACATGATAGAAGTAGAAAATAAGAAAGTGCCTCATTCGTTTCGGAATAAGTATTTACGCAATTCCGGTTCGGTAAGTATTAGTACAACAACGCCAACGCCTATAAATGGCGGCGGGGCTAATCTTGACGTGCTGAAAATCGATGACGGGCGTACTGTTTCAGATGAGAATGTATTTTCATCTCTTCGTTCCCTATTTGAAATAAAGTCTCGTATTATTGCTCTGACCGACGATAATACGGCACTGACCGACGATAATACGTTTTCTTCTTTGCGCATAAGGCAGGAACTAGATGCGGCTATCGACGCTTTAAAAGACTCGTATCTATCCAAAACAGCACCAGACGAAACGCAATTTCTTATCAAGTTGCTAGGTGGTTTAATCGTTGACAATGGGCTAGACGTAACGAAGGGTATTTCTACGGATACGTTGACCGCAACGACAGTAACAACGCAAATACTCAACGTTCTTGATAAACTGATTGCGAAATCAGCGACTTTTTCCGACAATGTGACTGTATCTAAGAAAACGACAACGCTAAACTTACTCGTTCAAGAGCTTGCAGAAATACACGATCTAAGTGTATCTCACGTTGCAACTTTAATGGGTACAATAGTAAAGGACTATATATCTTCCAAGTCTTTTGTCAGTGGTTTTGGCGGCGAAGGAATGAAGATATATAAAGCGGTCACGGGTGACTGGAATATGGAAATTGATAATCTTACAGTTCGAAAGATATTTTCTGTATTTGAATTGGTCGTTCAAAAGATAACTTATCAGGGTGGTATGATTATTCGTTCCGCCGCGGGCGGTAAATTAACCAAAGTGATCGACGGCGGCTCATATTGGAGATGTGAGCATGATAGTACGGATGATTTCGTTCAAGACGATCAAATAATATGTCAGGCGTTCACGGGTACGGAAACAAAACGTTATTGGCGTTTAGTTACTTCTGCCGGAGCGGGCTATTTTAATCTATCTAAAGTAGACTGTGAAGAAGGAAGCGGAATACCCGAAACCGGAGATAATGTGGCAGTATTAGGCAACAGAACTAACACTGCTAGACAAAAAGCACAAATAGATTGTTCTGTTGGTGATTCTGCACCTTATCGGGATGACTACGACGGAATTAATTCTTATTCGCTTGTAAATCGACTGATTACACGTACCGGAAATCTTAATGGTATTACTGATGCTGTATTCGGTGTATTGACCGGCTCTGGTTTGTACGGCACTAATGTTTATTTAAAAGGTACATTTGTACTTCATTCTGGAAAGAAAATAGAAGAAGCAATCGACGATGTTAAAAACGATCTAAATGGGAGAATAACCGATGTAGAGACGAACTTTGAAATTCGTGAAGGACAAATTTCTTCTAAGATTAAAGAAGTTAATATTGCCGTATCGAACGCGAAACAGAGTGAAACGAACGCTTCCGGTTCGGCTACATCCGCCGGAGTTTCTGCAAATAACGCGTCTAAAAGTGCCACGGATGCACAAGGAGCAGCGACTAATGCCGGGAAGATATTGGAGGAAGTAACATTAAAAGAAAGTTCTGTAACTCAAACAGCCGGAGAAATTTCTACAAAAGTAACCGAAGTTAATAAAAAGGTAACCGAGGCGAATACTGCCGCTACAAATGCGAAAAACTCCGCTACGTCTGCATCCGGTTCTGCCGGAACTGCATCCGGTAAAGCGGGCGAGGCTGCAAATTCGGCAGCTAATGCAAAACAATCTGCAGATAATGCGGCGAAAGTCCTCGAAGATGTGACTTTGAAAGAAAGCTCTATTAGCCAGACCGCCGGAAACATAACATTGCAGGTTACGGAAGTCACGAAGAAAGTAGTAGAAGCGAATACCGCCGCTACAACTGCTTTGACTAAGGCGGCAGAAGCATCTACAAGTGCTGGAACGGCTTCAACCAAAGCGGGGGAAGCTTCTACTTCTGCAACTAATGCGAAAAACTCCGCTACGTCTGCATCCGGTTCTGCTGGAACTGCATCCGGTAAAGCGGGCGAG